CTCTTCCATATATTCCAATACATAATTCTTGAAAACCCAACGGAAAAAATTCAATTGACCCAAGGTGGTCTCCATTAAATTCTCTTCATCATAAGAAACATACATACGTTCATGGCGACAAAAAGGCGCAAACCGTTTTTTGGAATAAATATCCAAATTGGTCTTATAATCAGGATAGACTTTGAAACGAATGGTATTTTCTCCTCGCTGGATTTCATACATGGTATAATATTCTTTGGAATAATTACAAACAAACCAATCTAATAATCGAAGAGATAATCGTTTCCCATTAATGATTCCAGCCATACGCTGAAGATATTCTTTGTTTTCATAAAAAGCTAATAATTCGGAACGTAATAATTCTTCATGTGTTTGAATAGAAGGTTTATTCGTTTCTAATAAAGGTAATAGAAGACCATCTTTCATTGACATAGATAGAGATGATTGTAATAATTGAACAGACATTGTAATTTGAGTATGACTTTTCTGTTTATCTTGGTTGTGTAAATGATTCCCATAACTCATAACCCCTAACCACGAAATCAAAATAAATAGTTCTCCTTTTCTTCTACTAACAACTAATCACGAAAACCGCTCACGAGATGGAGTCAAATCGACAAAATGAAACAATGACATATTCCTCCGTTGTTTCTTCTCATGAAAAAACAGTCACCAAAACAATCCCTCTTTTTTGTAATAATTGTGGAAAATATGGTCATATGTCTTATCAATGTAATACACCCATTACAAGTATTGGAATCATCGCCTTTCGTTATCGCCCCTATTATTCCAATACTTCTATAGCCCCACCCAAAAAAATAAGAGAATATTTATTAATCCGACGTAAAGATACCTTGGGATACATTGATTTTATTCGTGGAAAATATTCCGTGTATAATAAGCAATATATTTTGAATATGTTTAAACAAATGACTCACGAAGAACGACAGCGTATATTGAAATATGCCAGAGAAGAAAACACACAAGATTATGGATTTAAGTTATGGAGACAATTATGGAGTAATGAAAATCTACCCATAACCCCTTTCAGTCAATCTTCTATTCCTTTTTTCCATAAATCCGATTCCAAATCATTCAAAGGTTCCGAAGAAAAAACGAGTAAAGAAAAATTCACGATACTGGCAAACGGTCGTGGTATGGGGAAAGGTCGCCACCCTTTTCAATTACAGACATTAGTAGATGAATGTAAACAATTCCCAGAATGGTCATGGAATGAACCAGAATGGGGATTTCCAAAAGGTAGACGTGATACAGAAGAAAGTGATTGGGTATGTGCCTTACGTGAATTCAAAGAAGAAACGGGACAATCTTCCGGAACAAATCAGAATAATTTTATGGATACTTCCTCCGGGATTTTGGCCAAACCTTCTGTTATTACACCTCCTCCAGGTTTGAAACATCCTTCTAATACGATAGAAGAATCTTTATTTTCTCCAATACCTTCTAAATATTCTCTACGGCCCCAAACACCCTCTCTTTCTGTTGAGGTTTTGATTCCCGAACAGAAAATCCAACCGATTGCTAATTTGTTTCCTTTTGAAGAAAATTTCCTGGGTTCTAATTATAAACCCTATAAACATAAATATTACCTCATGCAAATGAATTATGAAGAAACGGAAATATCGTTTCGCTCCACAGAAGTCAGTAAAGTCGCATGGAAAACCTATGAAGAATGTATGGAACTTTTTCGGTTTTATAATGTAGAGAAAAAACAAATGTTATCCAAAATCCATTCCTTGTTAGAAAATTTCACGTTAGTTTGAGAATACCTCAAACCGACATAAACCAGTATAGAATCAATGGTCTGGAAACAAAAGCTTATCTATGGTAGTTCGGACACAAAAAAGACGATGTAAAAGAATACCTAGTAAAAAGAAACCCAACAATGTCCAACCAAAATTCCACCCCAATAAATAAGATATCACTAAAGCCCCTATGATTGTCATTATCACATCCATTATAGCAATATTGAATAGACGATAAGAATGTATCCCTTTTCCTGGAATTCCTAGAGCGTTTTTATAGGGACATAGATTCGGTAGGTTCATTTTTCTCGCGTTTATCTCGTGTTTTTCTGGATTCTCACTATATATTATCATATTTTAATGTTAATATATTTCATAACCCCATTACCACAATATATTTCATAACCCCATTACCACAATATTTCCAAAAACATTTCGTCTCACCGAATGCGCGACGAAGGAGCGCACGAGGTGGCAGGGTGCTCACGGGGCTGCCGCCCCGTGATTAACGGGCGAATAAAGCCCCGCAATAACCACCGATAAAAGTAATCACATTATAGCGTTCTTCATAGACATTCAAGTCAAAATTATAGTCATATAATTGCCAAGAGGATTTTTTAACTCCAATGGGATTACCTTCATCATTACAAATTACCTGAAAATCAGCCAAATCTGGATTAATAGGAGGAACGTAGGTTGTAAAACCCAATTGAATGCGTTTAAAACGTGTCAAGTTCATGGCACCAGAAGGTTGACGATTTAAAGGGTCACTATTCAGACAAAAGTTATAACAATATAGTCCGTCTTCGTATTCTTGTGGACTTCCAGGATTGGCACGATATTTCTCCATGAATTGGAAAATACCACTAGGTAAATCCACTTCCCGATATTCGCCGTCTAATAAAACAGCCATGGTTAACAAGATACCTTTTTGATTAGCAGAAGCAAAATCTCCGGTAATAAAATAACCAGTATTTTTACCATTCTGATTAAAGAGAGGACCATTCAAATTATTCGAACTATTATCTATTTTATAAGGAATCGTCAAATGATAATGAGGTGCTACTAAATTGGAAGGTAAAGAATGATAAGGCCAATTGGTATAATTCGACCATTCGTTTCGAAGATTTACATCATTCCGTTGGAAATTCCACATCCATCCAGTAATCAAACCATTGGATTTTAATTCCACTCGTTGTGTACCGGTAACATTTTGAAATTGATATTCGTATACATCTTTTACTAAATAAGCATGTTCTTCCATGGCCATTTTCTTACGCTCCGATTCCGATAAAAAGACATAAACCGTTTCCAAATGAATATCCGCATTCCATGACGTATTTTGATTGGAATAACTTGCCATATCTATATTGGTAGAAGGAGGGGTCTGTAAAAAACGATACATTTGAAATTGAGATTGATTGAAATCGGGCTGTACATAAGGGAATTGGTTGGCAGGGTCAAATACATCACGACATTGGAATAATTCTTGAATTGGACGCATGGTAACATTGATAGTAAGAGCATTATATTGAAGAGCCAATAAAGGGAAAGCACAACGACTATCTAAAGTAAACCAAGTATTAATAGGAATATAGAGAGTTTGACTACGAATCGATGGTTCCGCACCGGCTGGATTTGAAGTGTAAAAGGCACTAGGATACACATTGATACGCCCAAAAACGTTAGCAGGGTCATTCAATTCCGCAACATTTCCAGACATCGTATCAAATTTTTTTCGCATATCATTCTGAAAATCACGTTTGACCATATTGGTTAAATATTGACCGGAATATTTGGCTATGGTGAAGTTCCCACAAGTGATTTCAATTTCCTGTAACATTTGAGCACCCAAATCTCGTATCCAACGGAAATCATAAGAAGCCCATTGATTACCAGTTTGAACACAAGGGTGGTAAATGGGGCTCCAAATATTCGGTAAAGTAATGGAAATCGCAATATCTGAAATCAGGTCGGCATAACGAGGCATGGTAAAAGAAAATTTAGAAGGTTCGGTAAGTCTTAAATCTCGTTGTCCATCGAAATCAACACGAAAATGTTGTTTCACAAATGGACTATATTGTTGATAAGAATAACTCCAAAAGGTTTTTTTAGGTTCCCCCACCAATATCTGGTCGGCAGTTCCAATAAACGCCAAACTCATTTGACCTCCTGGCATTTTTATTCTATTTTGTTTGAATAAAAAAATGTTTCTATTTGGCTATATGTTATTCATAGCCTTTTATCCCCATTTTCTCTGATGTTCTTCCTATCAATCAAGAAAAATGATATTATATATAGTAATTGTAAAGTAAAACAAACAAATAATGGATGCTTTTCAGAAAATAGTTTTAGGTATCTCTCTTTTTTTATTGATTTTAATTCTTACAGGTGTAGGTCTTCTTATGAGTAAACAAAAATCCGCACAAGCATTTCCTCCTATTCAACAACCTTGTCCAGATGGCTGGAATTCCGATTCTTCTGGAAATTGCTATTTTGTGGGTAAAAATGGAGGAAGCGCTATTTTACCAAATGGAACCATCAATCCTACAACAGGTAGTAAGGTAACTTCTCAATACCCTCTTTATACTGCCGCCAATAACAATGGCACTATTCATTTTAATAATGGTAAATATAAATTTGGTGTTTCTACTAATCCTCCTTTAGAGAATTCTGTTAAAAATACGGTAATATTCAATACAAATGACCCTGCTTGGACAACACAAGGTGGAACAAACGTATGTGCTAAACAAAAGTTTGCGAATCAATATAGCATTTATTGGGATGGAGTAATGAATACTACTCAATGTTCCGTTTCCAGCTAAAGAATATTTAGGAATCTTTTGTTTCTAATTTATACCTTTATTATTATAAAGGTATAAATTTTATAGAAAAATGAAAATCGATAAATTGAGTTCACCCGCACTTTTGTTTTTAGTAATTTCTCTTACAAGTAATTTATTTTCCTTGTTCATAGCACCTTATCAATGTAATTTATCTGCGTATTCCTGTGGAATTATCTTATTATGTTCTATTATTTTGACTTTGATATTGGTTTATTTCATTACTTGGATTATAGATAAAATTTATTTTACTGGAAGACCTGTATTTTCATGGATATTAGCGATTATGTTTATCTATTTGAACTTGTCAGAATTTTTTTCATTGAATAGAAATGTGACAATAGTAAATGATACCAAGAATGAAACTAGTAATTATCTCCTTAGAAATGTATTTATTGATAGTAATGGAGATGTTATTCCTATTGATTCTATACCTCCTTCAGCAGATATAAATGATGCTGATTCGATTCATTTACAAAACAATATTAGTAACTCAATAAATCAAAGTAATGCAGATATTCAATTAAACAATTCTACTCTTCCTGGAACCAATTTAGGAGAAAATACTAACACTTATCCTGGTTCAAACTTTTTTAGAACCACTTATCCTGGAACCAATTTAGGAGAAAATACTAACACTTATCCTGATTCCGCTGGACATGGTGCTGCTGGTCCTGGAGCTACTGGTCCTGGAGCTACTGGACATGGTGCTGCTGAGTATGGTGCTGCTGGACATGGTGCTGCTGGACATGGTGCTGCTGGACACGGTGCTGCTGGACATGGTGCTGCTGGACACGGTGCTACTGGACATGGTGCTACTGGACATGGTGCTGCTGGACATGGTGCTGCTGGACATGGTGCTGCTGGACATGG